CAACTCGTTTTACACGGTAGAATACTTTGTAAAACGAGCTATTTTAATAATATTCCTATCTTGATAATCTATTTCACCCAATGTACTGTTTTGATGGCGTCCATCTTTAAATGGCGTCCATCTTTAAATGGCGACCATCTTTAGATGGCGTCCATCTTTAGATGGCGTCCATCTTTAGATGGCGACCATCCATAAAAAATTAAAATCGCATTAATGGTAGAATATCCTATTTTATTTTGATGATCCAATTCATCATAATTAAGGGTTAGGACCTTTAACAAATGCTGCAGCATAAAATAAGGTTATCTCCAGGGATCCACCCGAATTGAGACTGCCTATCAAAATTCCAAAATTACGATTTGCAACCATATCAATAAGATTGGAGAGTACTCTTTCGCCCGTGGTTCTGATGGTTGTTGTGACCAATGGGAAAATGGAGGGTATAGTATGATGGAATTCAATATCCGTACCAAAGGATAATTTTGATGGAACACCACTGATGTTATTTACATAATATGGCATTTGAAAATAGTAAATATTGCGAGGATAATCAGGGAAGAATGTTTCATAGATGATGGCTCCGACTTCTCCAGTGAGGCTGGCACCTTGCGTCGTAACTGGTCTATCGAAGGCTCCAAAAATCGTTAGATTACCGAAATTGCCATGGGCACCTAATTTACGTACAATATTAATCCTATTATCTAAAGAAAAACTACCATCGCTGATCAGATCAGCACTTATGATTCCGGTACTCCGTACGGGATTCCGGTACTCCGTACGGGATTCCGGTACTCCGTACGGTTTGATATAGTGTAAAATTGTCATAAAAAGGAACTATATGTGTATCATATTCACAGGCCACTCCATAAAGAAGGATTTTTAAAGCTATAGATGTAATGGTTAATGATATTTTGGAAACATTGGTTAGATTTCTCCCATCTAGATCGAAATGATATTTGGAAATGGTCGGAAATTGTAGTGATGCATGATCTTTGACCCGGGCGACCCGAACATCATTGATTTCTAAAATTATAAGTATTTCGGTGCCGGTTATTTTAGCATTGAAATAAAATGCTTTAATGGCCGATAGATCGATCGGTTTTTGGAAGGCCCAGGTAACCAATGCCGACCGACCCTCCCATTGGATATAATTTGAATTGGTTAATGGGGTCCGGATAAAAATGCCATCGTTACCAATGATTCTGATAACTGATTGTTCCGGATCGATGGTTCTATTTGGATAGCAGTCGATCGGATTCTCATAACTAGGATCATAAAAAGCATCATAAAATAGATGGATCATAATATTATTTGCTATTATAATTGATGGACAGAGTGGATAATTTCTGATTAATAAATTTGAAATTTAAATAGTATAATGTATTGTACCAAACTAATTATATATTAGAAATGCATATTCTCATAATCTTATTCTGCCTTATAGTAAAAACAGGGGCTGTTTTAGAAAAGACGGCCACCCCGCCCATGGGATATTCTACCTGGAACACCTATGGCATGATGGTTAATGAATCTATAGTCCTCCAAATTGCACAGGCTATGGTACGGTTAGATTTACCCAAACTAGGCTACCAATATCTTATTGTAGACGAACCCTGCTTTCTCGGTAGGGATTCGAATGGAGTCCTTCTGGCCGATCCCGTCAGATTTCCAAATGGGATGTTTATGCTAGCATCTTACCTACATTCATTGGGCCTTAAATTCGGACTTTATACGGACGCTGGTCCGACAACTTGTGGAGGTTGTATTGGCAGTTATGGTTATGAATATCTGGATATGTTGACTTTTGCCATCTGGGGTGTAGACTATGTTAAGGTTGATTATTGTAGTAGTACGGATACTTATACGGCATCAACCTATCTAAAATTCCGGGATGCGATTATGTCCACTAATCGGAGTATGGTATTAAGTATTATCTCTTGGGGACTAGATTCTCCCTGGCTCTGGGGTAGGAATGTGGGTAATTCTTGGAGGATTGCATTTGATATACGTCCAGAATGGCAAAGTATCCTCTCTATTCTAGATCAGAGTGTCGGTCTGGAAAAATATTCTGGTCCGGGCGGATGGAATGATCTGGACATGCTCGAGGTAGGAAACACGCCTCTGACCTTTGGAGAATCCCAGAGCCATTTTGTACTTTGGTCAATTTTAAACTCACCTTTACTTTTGGGAAATGATTTAGACCAGATGTCATCGGAGATCACCTCACTGATCAAAAATAGGGAGATCATTGCCCTCAACCAGGATATTCTCGGAATCCAGGCCAAAATGATAGTTTCTGATGTATGGGCCAAATTTTTATCGGACGGATCATTGGTAATCGCATTCCTGAATAGGGGCTCCGAATGGCTCAATGTTACCATCTATTGGAACCAATGTTATGTGTTGGACCCTATCCGCCAACAAAGATATGGGCAACATTATTCAGCAGGCATTTATTCTAAAATTTTAGCATCCCATAATATCATTGTACTTCGTTTTTGGTGTCAGGATTTCCATTTTATTTTGGATAATATCTATCCTGTTTCTAATAATTCGCTCGGTCCATTTAATCCGCCCCTCATCTCGGCAGCAACATATATTTCACCCATCATAGTATTTTTACCTTTCCTTTTATTCTAGGATGTTGGTCATCCATTCTTGATGTCAATTTATTAAAATTTATTATTTTAATAAATTGGTCATCCATTCTTAAAAAATCTTGTATCCAGATCCCAAAATTTAATAATTTTGGGTGAACGATCCATCCATGATTTAATTTTACGGATTAATTCTTTATTTTTTCCATTGTAGAGTATATTAGTTAAATTTGGAGGTATTTCTGAAATTTTAACTTTACAATAATATAGTTCTAGCCGGGTTAATTTTTGGGGTAATTCTAATGGATATTTAAGTGTCATATGTTCTAGTTTGAGCTGTCGGAGGCATTTGGGTAGTTCTAAAGTATAGTTCCGAAAATTATTCAATTCTAACCGAATAATTTGGCAGGGTAAGTGTAGATCGATAGGTTCGGGATGAATAGTATGTAATAATAGATTCTTTAGAAGGGTATGTCCGGAAAGATCTAGGCATGGTGTATCCAAAAATTCTGTCTCCAGATGGGTCAGGGTTGTAGGTATTTGTCTGATGACCACCGCGGTGCCCCGTAGTACTAAATGTTCTAGTCTAGAGCACGTTCCTAGGAAAGTTAGGTCCTCCAAATTACCCTCGAGCCTGAGACTCTTGAGCTGCGGTGTTTCGAGGTCTAATCGTGGAAAAATAGTATGCATATATTTATATTTGAGTGTTCTTAGTTCTATCAATGTTAATTTTTCCAAGACAGGTAGACTAATAGTGAGTCTAGGCATGGATAAATAGGCACCTATATGTAGTTTTCGTAAATGGGACATCTGGGGAACATCTATTAGATGGGAATATATAGAGAAGGAAAGGATTTTGAGACGGGTCATATAGTCCAAATATTCCCATTGATCACAATGATCGTTGGACAATTTTAAACCGACCAGTTGGGAAAGATTTTCCCAAAAATATTGGACCATGCTCATCTTGGGAATGTCCAGATGGGTCAGATTTTTTGGGAAGTTGGGCAGACTCTCGTCCGATCTCCTAAAATAGGAGAATTTTAGTGATTCTAAGGACTCTGGTAGAGGAGAGCCATAGACGGGTAGTTGGGGAACATGGAGGATACGCAGATATTTTGGATATGCATCCAATTGTAGTATATTATAATTGTTCGAAGAATAGAGTACATGAATCATCAAATTGGTAAGCGTAGATGGTACATGATGGATCGGACATACAACAATATGTAGTTTGAGTGATACCAGTTGTGTTAGTGAGTCTAAAATATTGGGACGATTGTAGATGTATAAGTCCAAATGTTTTAGGTTGGCCAAACGTTGGAGGTCAATATATGGAGGTATATTTTTAATCTTTAATGAGGTTAATCGGCTGGAAATCAGTATATCTAGCAGTTCGAACGGATATTCATAGCATTGTTCTAGTACGAGTGCCGAGGGTAGTCTGCGTAGAGCGATCGGTTTTTGTAAGGTACAGCCAAAACGTATTGTGAGACTTTCCAATCCGCTGGGAAGAAGATTTGAGCATAATTGTTTTAGATCATAGATGACATTGGTAAAATAAAATTGATCAACAACATGTACTATTAATGAAACTGGATAAGCTTGTACTATTGGTCTCATTAGACGGAAGCGATGGTAGAATGTTTGGCAGGTCATCAGGAACTGGACATAATCTAAGTCTTCCAAATATTGGAAAATAATGGTGAAAATATCATCATAGAGATTTTCCATTAATTAATAGATAAGATTTCTTGTTTATCCTAATGTCCACAGAAACATTTTCTTTTATTTTTTTTGGATGCGCCCCCAACCTGTTGGGTATTTGGAACCATAGGATTCATAGTCGTTTGGGCGGGCAGAAATTTCGTTTTGCGAGAGTCTGGAGGGTAGTAGACTATATTATGCTGATCCCAACAAGGCGTCCAAAAATTAGGACTTAGTTCCTGGAACATTTTGTTGAACATTTTGTTCCAGGCATCAGAATTGCTCCAGTCATAAAAAGATTGATAATGTAGATGTGGCATTGCAGAGTTCATTTTATATCTATAGATAAGATTTTATCATAAATATTTAATGGGAAAAGTTTACCATATATTAAAGGAAATTTCCAGAGAAATAGATAAAACTTTTGAGGAGCTAATAGAACTTTTGGTCCGGAAAAGTATTTCGCCAATCTCTAAGAACATTAGGGCATACACCTATATCCCTTTATCCTTATCTTTGGGGCGACATGTAACATTACTAGTAGTCCTACGAATGGTTCCCAAAATGGGACGTCCGTTATTATGGTCGGACAACCCGCCAGCGATCGTTCTGGAGGATCTCTCTTGGGCGATTGCACAACGGATACCGCGTACATTCTTGGTAGAAATCCATCAGGATCAGGCCCATGAAAAATTGGCGATTATTGGTGAAGAGATCCTCGAGCAAACAGAACCAGGAATTAGCGAAAAAGAATCCGCCCGGATGTCCACCGCAAATCTACGTTTGGCACTTTTCCGTCTAGAAAATACATTAAAAAAGTTATATTTAAAGTATCCTGAGATCTATCATGACTATCTCAGTATGGTATCTATGATCAATTCTATAGAGGTAGAAAAAATGTCCCATTTTCTAGAAATGATCGCAACCGGATCACCACCTGTTCTGGAGAATCCACTCTATCAATGGCTCATTTCTAGGGATCCTAGTATGATAACGCGTCTTGCATTACTCCATCCGTTGCTCAGAATGCTCGTCTATGTTTTCAAAGAACCAACTTTTGGAAAGATGTATCCAAACATTTATCACTTGTCCACCAATAAAATCCCTTCCGGATGAAACCATTAATATGTAGATCATCAAAATATAGTTAATCATTAGTCTATTGGAACGACTATATAAAAAAAATCAAAATGTGGTTAATTATTCTACTAATATTTTTTGTAGATCATTCATATCATTAATGATATGAATGATACATTTGGAATGGCTGATGGATAAATGGCCATATATCTAGTAATTATTAGGTTTATTGATTAATTGATGATGTTCATGATGTCCTGATAATTCCGTTTTTTTAGGATGATCGACCTAATCATTTAATTAATTAATTAATTAAATGGATAAACAAGCTCTCAAATCTAGTTTAGCCTACGTCTTTTAGCGGATGGTTCGTCCACATCGGGTAGGTATGCGTGTACTTTGATCAGGCATGTTTCATTATTTTTTTTCGTAATATAGTATTTTTTGGGCAAAGGGTCCACGGCCAATCTTTTGTAAAAATTATGCTGTTCTAATTGGTTCAAATAATAGCCGGTCATTAATTTGAAATGGTGCATTAATGTACCCATAATCAACATAGGGGTACCTATTTTTCCTAAAGATTCTATAAATTTTTTCAAGCTTGATATCATATTTAAATAATAATTACAAAGTTCAACAGAACAAAGTTCACATTTTTTAAAGTAATTTTTTTGCTCCTGAACATTCATTTTGTTGAGTACTTCAACTACTTGAGCAAATCTTTGGAATATTTTATCGCAACAATTGTAAAAAATACAATAATAGACCGAATGTAATTGCATCTGAATACCTATCCTGGTTAGTATAATATTATACTTATTATGAGGAATCGAATACAATTAAAAAATCAATTTTAAATTTGAAAATTGAATATAAAATTTATGATAAAAACTATTGAGTAGATGGAAGATCTCGTTTATTACAATACCATGGTCGATCGAGCATTGCAAAAGATAATACAAAAACAGGGACCTTTACTTCAAAATTATCATAAGGTTATCCAAAAGGTAACACGTTATGTGCACCAGCAGGATGGGTTTGTATCGCGTAAAAAAACAAAGTTGCTGGTTACCTATCTGGTCGCACGAAAGTTGGAGCCGTACTATATATATAACAAATGTAGCCTCTATAATCGTCCGGAATTGCTCGCCGATGACACATCAGTTCGCGATGGTCTTGTCGACCATCAGTATGATGTTCCCAACCTAGAGTCTTTTCAGGAAGTCCACCTCAAAAGGTACCAACAGTTCCAAAAGTTGCTCCAAAAAACTTGTTATGCCCAGAGGTCTCCGGAATGGTATCGCCAGCGCAACTCCTGTCTCACGGCCACTAGTATAGCAACTGTTCTGGACGAGGATCCCTATAAATATCCCATCGAGTTGCTTCTAGAAAAATGTGGGCAGGGTAAACCCTATGAAGACAACCTGACGGTACACCATGGAAAAAAGTATGAAAAGATTGGTAGTATGTACTACGCCTACCGGAACAATATTAGGGTCCATGAGTTTGGGGTTCTCCAGAGCGAAGTCTATCCGTTTATCGGTGCCAGTCCGGACGGTATTTGTGGGCCGCAGACCCTGGACGGTCAATATTCCCGGCTCGTCGGGAGGCTCATCGAGATTAAATTTCCCAAATATCGGCGGATCCGATTGCAGGGTAAATTGGATGGTGAAATTTGTCCCCACTATTATATGGTACAGATACAAACACAACTATTCGTTACCGGACTGGATGAATGCGATTTCCTCCAGTTTTCCGTAGAGGAGTATGATTCCTTCCAGGAGTATCTTCAGGACGAACATCCTGGGATTGCCGGCCTCTCTCGGACAACCATGCTCGAAAAAGGGTGTCTCGTCCGTCTGTTCCCCCGGAAGATGCTCAACCTCCAGAACGAGGAAACCTGTGTGCTCAACTCCATCTACATCTATCCGCCCAAGTTGCACATGGACCCTGCCCAGGTCCAAAAGTGGATTGCCCAGGAAACCATGCGCCTCCAGGAGGACTCCGACTTCCAGAATTATTTTTTGGACCGTGTTATCTACTGGCGGCTCAAAGTGGCCTCCCGACATCTTATCCGGGCGGACACACAATGGTTCTGCCGACAAATTCCAAAATTAAAACAATTTTGGGACTATGTGCTCTTCTACCGTAAGCATCCTGACCTGCTCGGTCGGTTGCTCCAATACCTCCAGAAGGTAGACCGGCAGGATTCTAAAAAAATCTTCGAATGGATACATCAGGAGTACCAAAAATTACATCCGGGGACCAACTATAGGCCGCTCTACAGTGAACCCAGTGCCTGGAGGACAATGTATAAATCACGTGAAAAAGTATCTACCCATAATTAATGAATTATTGTGCACCCGGAAGATATGGGAACCCTTGTCCTGGAGCGGACGCAATACGCGTACTGGTGGATGCCTATAACCGTTATCTTGTCAAAAACAGGTTAAGACATCCGGGAGAACAGCCCATTCCTATCGGTAGTCCTGAGGACACCTTTCGGGAGCTACTCCACCGGATACAATGTAGCCATGAACTTTGTCTTTTCGATTCGCCCTTCTATCAGGGACTAACTCCTTTGGAAAAAAAACTGGTCCAGGAATCCTACCGGCCCATCGGACCCGAGGACCCGCAGGCCTGGCTGAGTACCACAGACATCGAAAATATCATGCGCCAGTATGAGAAGGAGTATCCAGATTTTATTTTTTTGGGAGCGGTCCCCTCCAACTGTGACGAACTTGATTTTTGTCCGCTCTATAATATCAAATTCGCCAAATATCGTGGTAAACGATTGGGCATCATTTTCAACACTGATGAATATGGCAACCCGGGTTCACATTGGGTAGCACTCTACATTCATGTAGACCGGGGTGACATCTATTTTTTCGATCCGGTGGGCAAAAAACCATTATCCAAAATAGAACGGGTTATCAATAATTATCTACATTATTACCGTCAGATGACCGGGCAGAATGCACACTATCATTACAATCAGAAAAAAATACAGCAGGATAGCTCGGAATGTGGTGTCTATTGTTGTAACTTTCTGATCCGTTTACTTGCCGGTGAGAGCTATCAGGAGATCATCCAGAATCCACTCACCTTTGAGGAGATTAATGCCTGCCGTAATGTCTACTTTCGCAACCATCCGGCCCCGGGAAGACCGGGACCCAAATGTGATCCTAAACACGTTTTAGGTAGACAACATGGAAACGGATCCAAAAGGGTTCTAAAAAATCATAGGTTTGTTTCAAAACATTATACAGCCTGAGGGGCATCTGTCTCAAAAAGAAACCCATCCTAGAGGAGCGCAGACTACGCCCTATCCGTGTTTCTTGCCCTAACACTAGTTCTATGGATTCTATGGACGAACCGGGAAAGCTAATATATACATTCTCCTGAGGATCTTCGATGAAGGTCCCCAGGGCAAGATAGGATTCCTGTCCACGGTAGACATCTTCCTTAAATCCCAACAATGGTAGGATCGATTCATTGTCCCATATAAGCTCCAATTTTTCATGCAATTTATGGGCAATACAAACTTTCCCATCCTTAAATCCTACCCTAATAAAGGACAATTTTGCACCAATCATCTCCAATATCTGGCTGCACGTGTACCTACCGGGCACTAATGTTATTTTTTCAACCGTACCACAGGAAACGATTAGTTTATTGTTAAACCGTGTCACATTATAGGTGCTCCTGGGCAAATAATAGTCCACCAAAATGATCTCCTTGATCCTCCGCGTATCGTCCAACCTTAGATTTAAATTTTTTAGATTTACCGATTTGCTTTTAGGGTCATATCTAACATACAAATCCGCCTCCTGATCGTCCTTATGGACGGCCATGTCCTGGTACACCGATCTACCGATTGTTAGAGGATTAATAGCATAACCATCATCAATAACATTGTTATGAACATCGTTACCGATATTATTATCGATTTTATTATCAGCATTATTGCCGGCCTTATCACCTGCACTTTTACCAACATTGCCAGTTTTATTATCAGCCTTATCACCAATATTGTTGCCAGAAGTATTATCAGCAATATTTTTGGCTTTATCATTATCATCGACAATGTTGCCAATTTTATCATCAGCAATGTTGCTGATTTTATCATTGGTATTATTGCCGGTTTTATTATCGGCATTATTGTTGGTTTTATCATCGGCAATGTTGCCGGTTTTATTATCGGCATTGTTGGCGGCTTTATCATCGGTAATATTACCGGCTTTATCATTGGCATTGTTGCCAGCTTTATTACCGGCTTTATTACCGACAATGTTGCCAGTTTTATTATCGGCAATGTTACCGGCTTTATTACCGGCATTGTTGTCAGCTTTATTATCGGCAATGTTGCCATTTTTATTACCAGTATTGTTGTTGGCTTTATTATCGGCATTGTTGCCGGTTTTATTACCGGCAATGTTTCCGACTTTATTACTAGTAATGTAGTTAGCTTTATTACTGGCATTATTGTCGGCAATGTTGTCGGTTTGATCATCGGCATTGTTGCCGGTTTTATTACTGGTAATGTCATCGGCTTTATCACTGGCATTATTACCGGCTTTATTAC